CCGTTTATCATTGAGCTCAATCGTCCCAACAATGTCACGCAGGAAGACAACATCACCATTTGACATGCCGTGTGCCGTTGATGATACAACTGTCGTGGCCCCGCGGACGACACCACTCACAACATGAACGTCGCCTCGATAGGTCAGGCCTGCATCCACACAGAATGCCTCTCGATCATTTGCCCAGTTCCTGGGCCTAAGCCGCTCCCAAAAGTAAGAAGAAACGCCATTAACAGTTCTTTGCACACATAAATAAACGGCTGTACTCCCGCCTTCAGGAATTGACGTAACTGCCTTCACTAGGCCGTTTGTTTCATGCTGGCTCCAACCCGAAACCTGCTGCTCCTTGATGTATGTCATCGACAACAGCACACCGTCGTCTCTGACTGCCCACACGATGCTGCTTGGCTCTTCCTGGTAGCACCAGTCAACTATCTCCTTTTCGCGAAACAGGTGCTCGGCCAATAGCGAAAGGTCTGAACTGACCGCCTTGTCGGCCTCGAAACTATAAGCCAGGTCGCGCACACGCGAGAAGTAGTTCTGAACAAACAACACCGAGCCACCAATCTCTAGCGGCCTGACATGACTCGACCCCCTGGACCCCTGACGAACAGCCCTGACATTGGTTGGCTTAATAACGCCAGTGTCGTCGCCCTTCATCGCCCACTCGCCGCCTGACGTTAAGATCATCAGGTCAGTCATTGGCACAATATGGCGAATCTCGTTGACCTGCTGACTTGCCAGGGCAACCGTGATCGAGTCATCAGCGCGCAATGGCCGGCTGTAATCCATATTGTTGAAATCTGATGACCTCGTCATCCATGTTGTTTGTGGATACAGGTTTGCGCCGGCAAACACCAGGCGCTGCTGATAATACGAAGTCGTTACCGGGTATTTATTCAACGCACCAAACGGGTTGTTCTGAATAGGCGGAGTCCTGCTCATGTCCGGACCAAGGATAAAATCATGGAACTGCGGCAACAAAGTCATCGTTCCGCCCCCACTAAACGTCGAAGCCGTGGCCGTAGTCGTAGGATTTCTTAGAGTAAACGTAGCGCCACTGGGGTCAGGGTCTATTTCCCAAAATTTATCATTATATGCCGTATAGAGCGCATGACCGGTGATCCCTGTCATGCGGATGGTCATGTCTTGTTTGACATCGGTCAGCGTCGCGCTCATAGTAAAAACTGGGTTTGCGGCCGCAGTAATATTAGTGATCGTGAAGGTGCGGCCTTCATACTCAGCCTCGCCAATGAATCCAAACACATCTGAATTGGGAGCATTCTCTTTGTAGACGTTGTAGTAAGATGCCCCAACATCTACCCAGGATATTGAAATACCAAGTGTCGCTGTGCGCGTAACACTAAATCTGGTTGTGACTGTATCAGAAGGGCCAGACTCATCGCCATCATCCTCATTAACAGACGTTACAACATACCTAAAAGTCTGAGCGTCGGTGCTTGAATCTGCGTCTTGTGAGCCGACGCTAGCTGTCTGCACGTTACTATGCGCGGTCATATTGCTCTGAAACGCAACAACTGCAATAGTCCAATTGTCGTGAGCAGACCTGGTGATATTCCTCACCGCGTAACTGGGGTGAGTGATAGTCAGCACATCTGCTGACTGGGTGTACTTCAGGCGGAACAAGTCGGCCTCCACATATGTCGTAACCATCACGAATACGCGAGCCGCAGTGCCTCCGGAAACCCAGCCTGTACCATCGCCACCAGTTGCGAATGTGTTTGTTGTTACCGAAGATATAGTCCAGAACCGGTTATCCAAGCTGGTGCCGGTGTCTTTGATATAAACCTCTTGGCCGTTTACATAGAGGTGGGTGGCAATTGTGACAACACCACCGGTGGTGATGCCTGTTATAGCTTTATCGCCCTCCAGGACAACGGCATTATCCTTGATAACGCGCATCTCGAGATTGGTGAACGCCAAGACATAAGCCTGTTCTGTGTTGAACTCAAACGGGATTAAACGGCTTACTGCGCCAGCATCATAAACATGCTCCATGCCCGGGCGGCTTATGATGCCTCCCTGGGGTTTGATGTTAAAGTTCTTCGCGAGCTTGAGCGAATTACCATATCGCTGCAAATCTACCCTGGCGTGGAGCTCCGGCGCGATTTCCCCTCCCGTAAAAGACGGCTGATAATCGCGCATCTAGTATCTCCTGAATAACTGGCCGTTGTAATAATAATGAGACGGGACAGAATCCGATCGGGCCGCCAGGTTTCTCGGCAGCCGGCGTATAACCTTTTGTGATTGGTCTACATCGAGGGTGGTTGCTTCTGCTAGGCGCTTTCCAAATTCGTCGATCGCAATTCTGCGGTAACCCTGGCCAGAGTCGCCGCCAAATACGATCGCCAGGTCAGCTGCCATATGCCATGAAATTGCCTGTGAGAATGTCCCACTAAACATATCAGGGTTAGTGACCTTGGAAGTGTACGCAATGTAGGCGTCATCCTGGTTGGATCGGATGACCCTGTCGGTGTCGTCGTCGCGCATACCGACTTCGTATGGTTGGGGATCGAACTCGATCGAACCAACCTGATTCTTCAGTATTGACTGCCCAACCCCTGGGGGGAGCAGATAATTAATTCTGAGACAGTCGTTAGGGTAGCCATACTCATAACTCCACTCGGTCGGGGAGTTGCCAGTATCTGCCAGTGCTACTGTTTTCTTTGCGAAGCGCCAGGCATAAAGCTCGAGAATATAATCTCGCGCAGGCCCATAGAGAATTTTACACTCCCTGGCTTCAGCTGAGTCCTCATCGATATCACCGATGACCTCTACACGAGCTCTACGCAGTGCGAGGTTGCATATCTCCGTTACGCTCGCCATTAGTCATCGGCTTTATTAGTGGACTTTTTCTCGGCCTTCTTTTTAGCCTTTGGCTTCTTGTCTTTGATGAGTTCCAAGGTAACTGGAACCGGATCAATCGGATCCTCTAGCCTAATGATACTGCCTGGGTCATATATCTGGCCCCTTAACTTGGTGTACCGAACTGCTCGATATTGGTATGCCATAGGTATTGCTCCCCGCAAGAAAGGGTGGGGAGCGTGAGCCCCCCACCTGGTTACTTACTTCTATCCGATTACTGACCGTCCTGCTGGGCAGAAACTATACCGGCGGTTACTTTGCCGGCTGTCATGTCCGCGGTACCTATTGTGTAAGTGAGTCGAATATATCTCAGGCAGTCATTTGGCAGAACGCGAGGCAACAGTCTTTTACCTGCCGCCGCTTCGGTCTTTGTAAACACCTTAGAAGTCACTAAATTGATAGAACCGCTGAAATTTGACGCGGCTGACGTTTGTAGAATCACCTTCAGGGTTCCAGCACCGGCAGATGTGAATGACTCATCTACTCGGCACCACAACTCCACAGGAACACCCTTAGCCTTATCAACAGCAACGCCGCTAGGCGCGTCCGCAGAAGTGGTTACTGATGCCGCTTCAAGATCAATATAGTCCGTAGAATTAGCGGTGCTGACAGCTATTGCCAGATCCTGACTATCGGAAAATAAAGTTAAATTGTCTAAAATTGCCATAATTATTTACTCCAAGGATGGCTATGAATTAAGTAACACGAACTTCGTCAATGTTAAGTGCGTCTGTTTCACGGACTGGCATACCGCGGTAAGACATGACTTCCTTGCCATCAGCTTCTGACCGAGCCAGGCGAATGTTGCCTGAAACGGTGGTACCTGATGCCGCAAGGGTCGGCGTGGTTTGAGCATCAAGTGCCTCACATATATCTGAGTTGGCATAAATTGCTGCTCGGCCACCAGCGATCTGACGCTGTTTCAGCTTCCAATAGCCCTGGCGCAAAAAGCCAAGGAGATCGACGCTGCCGGCGGCTACATTGCTAACATCAATGTTTGCTATGCGAACGATGTAACGCCAATCACGCACTGACACACCTGTATCCCAGGTGAACTTCTCGCGGAAGACATCATACAAAGAGCCATCAGATACTTCCTTCGTGCTCTTTCCTTTGTCGTCGCGTGAGAGACCAGCTTTTGATCCCTTCGGATATAAGCCGTGTACTGTGCGTGGACCCCAAACAACCATCCACATCGATGTGTTGTCTGCACCGGTTCCGCCGGCATCAACAATCTGTCCGCCATTTTCAGCGCCAAGAGAGTTAAAGCGGTAGGTAAGGCCCATAAACTTCTCTGGGTCAGTGTCGGTGTTGCCGTAGAACAGTGCGTCTGCCATCTGTTGGTTCATGCCTTCGATGAAAGCAGTCGCCTCGTTCATACGGAATTGACGCGGGTTGTTCGACAGTTCGACCAGCTTGGAGTCAACTTCTGACCAGGCTTCGAGCATGCCGCATGTGTCTTCGACCTGGGTCGTCTCGCCTTTCTGAGGCTGAACACCCTGGTACAAACGACGGAATGTGGCCTGCGGAATACCTGAACGAATGGTCGTCAGATGTTTCGTGCCGTTGTTGCATTCCATAAATGGAATATCTTGGAGGATTGGGTTTGTGTCAGCCAACATCTCGATGATGTCGCCTACTACGTTGCCCTGGTAATCCGATTGCTTCGCCAAGTCCAGAAGCGTCGGATATGCTGTTGATAATGGCATGAGAGTTTACTCCCCTCTAAATTTAACAGAATGATTTATTAGCCAAGCGCCGATTTGTTTGGTGTTGTACCGCCATATAAGCGATCCTCTACCTCACTACCAGCACTGGCCGGCTCACCGGATCCAGGTTGATCTTCCCTCAGTCCCAACTCCAGGCTAACCCGATGAAATACGCGCACCAGTTCTGGGTTGTTACCAATGCCCGTTGTTCGCAGCATCTCTACCAGTTCCGGTGTGCCCAGTCTCTTCGGGACCATCGCAGCGATTGATGCGTTCTTTTCAAACGCCTCACCGCCAAAGTTGGGGTCTTCTTTAAGTTCCTTTATCCAGTTATCGCGCTGCGTTGAATATGCCTGGTTCATCGAATTCATATCTCGAGCCCTGGATTCCACCAGTAATTCGGTCAACTTATCCGCCTGCCCCTGATTCAATCCGAGATCCTTGAATACAGGCTGTGCGGCTTTCGCCAGGCCCTCATCAAGATTTACCCCTTCGGGCATCTCGAACTTATACTCATCGGGTGTTTCCCCCTGGCTATCGCCCTGGCTGTCACCTTGTGCAGCGTTGCTTTCACCACCTGTTTTATCTTCTGACGCATCAACCTGTACTTCTGGTGATTTGCCATCCGATAACAGCGTGGACTCTTCCTGAGTCTGCGATCCTTCTTCGGTGCCGGTGTCATTCTGTCCGCTGTCAGCATCTTCAGACATTAGAAATCTCCTAATTTTGGTTTTAATAATTCGTGGGCCGTGTCCCTATCGGCTTCGGCCATGTCCGTCCATATTTCTCGAGTGAAGTCCTGGCGCCCTGATTTATGATAAGTCATCGAATTACCAGTCATCACGCTTTGGAACATCCCTCCTCGCTCAATAATATCAGCCATCACCCTCTGAAACTCTGGCAACTTGAGCAAAGTAGTACGATCATTGTTCAGGCGCTCTTTATAGCCCCTGATCTTCTCAAGCTCCCCCGCCTTCCGATCAACCTCAGCATTACGCTTAACGATCGGATCCTGGTTAGGTCGCTTAGACATCTATGTTTTTTGTCGCTCGAAACCACCAAAAGTCACATTAAAGTTGGGTGACCCGGTCGTCTTTATCTTCAGGTCAACAGCCAGCGGC